CCGCTGGTGTCACTGGTGCTATTCGCGGTAGCGAAGAGAGCTCCAAGACCAAGACCGACAAGACGACTACTCCTCCTCCCGCTGCTCCGTCTACCGGACTGGGCGAAGGAACCAGTGTCGATTCGATCGCCACCGAAACCAACCCCTCGAACATCAACATCGGCGCGGATGCGCTCGCCGGTCGCATGGGGATGCAGAAGTGGATGAACTTCGTTGCTGCCATCTATCGCAATGGCACCGACGAGCAGAAGCAGACCATCGACTCGTACATTGACAGCACCAATTCTCGCGACAACTTCAATGACGCGATGAATAATCCTGACCGAGTTCAGGACGGAGACGAGCGCTTCCGGCTGGATCAGGAAGATCCGAGCGCTTACAAGCAGTCGGAATGGTTCCTCGAGTCGGCAAAGCAAGCTTTGGCTCAAGGTAGCGAAGAATCGACCTCGCAAAACGCGCCAGGATCGACGCAAAGCGCAGCACCCACACCTACCCCTTCTGAAAATGCCGGAACGCAACAGAGCGCGTCTGGTGAAGCCGGAAGCCAATTCAAGGGTGATGGGCTCGTTATTGCCCCCAAAGTGGGCGATAAGTTCGGTGTTACGTGGAGGATTCCCATCCCCGGCATTTCTGACCAGGACGAATCGGTCAAGACTCCGGACAGAACATACACTCTGACCAAGGTAGAGCCGCAACTCGATGGCACCTACAACATTGAGTTCATGCGTCCGGCTCGCGGTGACCAACCAGAGAAGACTTACAACATCAAAGGCATTACCCGTAGCGGTAGGTTCGGCAAGGGCAATGAGAGCATCGCTCGCTTCAAGACGGTCAAGGTCGGCAAGGACCCGATGACCGAGTTCTGGAGACAGCAGCTGGCAGAGAAGACTTTTGCCCTGCAGTCGGAAGAGACTCAGGACAAGGAAGCAGTTGCCAAGCAAGTCGAGGACATCAAGAAGCGGCTCAAGTACGTAGACGACTACGCTGCCGCTGTCGAGGCACGTCGCAAGGCAGAGGTTGCCCCGAAGGATGACGGTCTGCGCATGCGCACCAACCGTGAGGCTCCAAAGCTCGAGCTGACCACGGAAGAGATCAACCAGAAGTTTGAGGAAGCCAGGGCCAAGCTAGGCGATAGCCTTCGCAAGTTTGCACCAGGGGTGATGAACATCACTCCAGAAGATTCCCCGTCTGGCGCTCAGGTTCTGAGCGAGCTTGCGGATTACATGTACTGGCTCGTGCGCAAAGGTGTTCGTAGCGCAGCTGAGGCGATCGCTCGCACCAAGGCCAGCTTCGGTGATTCCATCAAGCCTGTCTCCGCGGCTGACATCAAGAAAGCCTACGAGACTGCTGTCGCCCGTGACCAGGCCGAGCGCACCAAGTCGAACCCGCTGGCGCAGGAGCGCGGCAAGCCGTCCACCGGTACTGCCACCAAGCAGACCGCCGAGCTCAAGAAGAAGCTCGAGGAGATCGACAAGCAGTTTGGCGGCAACCAGAAGGTTGCAGAGAGCAAACCCAAAGAAGTCGTTAGCGCTTCCGACAGCTACAGCACTGCAAAGTCCAAGGTCATCGCCAATCCCATCCGCCAGAACGCGGTTGAGCTGCGCGATGCCATGCAGAACCAGATGCAGGCCGAAGGCTTGCAGATGATCAAGGAGCGTGGTGGTCCGAAGAATGTGACCAAGGCCGACGTTGCCGAGATCGCTAACCAGCTGCAGGCGAAGTACGAAGAAGAGATCTCTGGTCTGCCTGAGCGAGTTCGCGACCTGTTTACTCAGCGCTTGCAGGATGTGGAGGCAACCGTCCCTGTTGAACGCAAGGGAGAGAAGACGCGCTTCGTCAAGACCAAGACCAAGGGTCCGTCAGCTATCGAGCGCATCAGTGCAGATGTCCTCGACTCACTGCTCGGCGTGGTGAACGAGAAGCTTGCACCGGTCATTAAGGAAGAAGAGGACTTCCGCGACACTGGCCAGCAGGCGTACAAGAATGAAGATCGCGTTGAGGTTCTTCCGGTCAAGAAGAAGAGCAACAAGCCTGTCTCGAAGGAAGTCAAGGAAGCCGCCATCAAGGCGCGTGAGCGTCAGATTGCTGCGCAAGACGCCAGAAACCGAACTCTGAAACGCAAGAGTGGTATACCGTCAGATGGTAGGAGCCTGCGTCAACGTGCGATCGACTCGATCGTTGCCGAGCTCAACGAGAAGCGTGAGAAGGAACGCACCCTCACCCTGCGTGAGATTCGTGGTGCCCTGACCGCTGCATTCAAAGCTGGCGACCACCTCACCAACAAGAACCTGTTCAAGGCTATCGCCAATGGCGACTACCCGCAGAACTTCCGTGACCGCCTGACCTTCCCGCGCCTTACTTCCGCAGAAGAAGTCGAGGGCATCTTCAAGAAGATGCTTCCCGAGCTGCAGTCGCAGAAGAAGGAAGCGCCCAAGTCGCAGATCCAAGAGCGTCGTGAGCTCTCCGATCAGGAGAAGCGCGTCAACAGCTTCAAGTCTCGCTTGATGCGCATCACTGGTGGTGCCAACACCTCGATCACCAAGGCATACGACAAGACCGTCAGGGCTATCTCCGAAGAGCTGCAGGCCCTGCAGGCGCTTAGCTACTCGCTGCGCTACAACAAAGAGCTCAACGCCAAGGAGCTGCTCGAGAAGGTTGCAGAGAAGAAGCAGATGCCCCTTCTGAAGAGGGCACTCGAGGGTGACGAGACTGCGTTCCGCATGTCTGGCATCAACCTGTCTGTGGTCAACCAGCCCGATGCCCTTCGTTCCGCCATCAAGGAACTGGAAGAACGCCAACGTGCTCTGGTCAGCAACAACTCGTTCGCCCGTTCGGCTGAGGTGTTCCAGAACTGGTCGGAGATCTACCGCCAGGTGCAGGAGCTGCGCAAGGAAGCGACTGGTGTCCTGACGGAAGAAGAGGTCTCCAACCTCTTTGATCCCGCCATGGAGCAGATGACGTGGGTCACCAAGGAGAAGCAGCGCCTCGACAAGCTCGGCATCGACAGCAACAACTTCGAGACCATGGTTGCCGCGATGGCCTCTGGCGAAGAGCGCACCCGCATGGCTCCTGCCGAGTTCTCTGAAGAAGAGACCGAAGGCGGCGTCACCGGCTTTGAGTTGGCCAAGTCCATCGTCTCCGACTTCATCAGCAAGAAGACTTCTCTCGATGACGTCCAGCGCGAAGTGCGTATGGGTATCGAGCAGGGTGAGTTCACCCACGAGGATGTCACCAGAGCCTATCGTGAGCTCGGCCAAGACCCGAGTGTTGAGCACATCACCTCTGGGGCGTACATCGCCAACCAGTTCACGCTGAAGAGCTACCGCGAGAAGTTCGCTGGCACCTCCAACCCTGTCGGCACCTGGCTCGCATCGCTGCACAACTACCTGATGGAGGCTGGCGAGGCTGGCAAGGCTCGGTATGACTCCCTGAGCAGCTCCGAGAAGGCCATCTACAATCGGTACCTGAGCTCGCGCAATGCCTTGAAGGGCGACAAGCACCTCTTCCTCGAGCTCTCGCTGAGCGAGGTTGAGGACACCAAGTCCATCAAGGATCCGGTGTTCCGCAAGGCTGTGGAAGAGTCGTTCCCCGACACCGACGAGCGCGTCGGCATGTGGATGGAGCAGATGTTCAATCTGGTCCACAACGGTCCTCAGACCCTTGATGACTTCATCCGCAACGCCACCCTCACCAAGGAAGAGAAGGCTCGGTACCAGCAGTGGGAAACCAAGTACCTGCGCTCCCTTGCAGTGAAGGCCGTCAGAGAAGCTCGCACGATCGCCGTTGGTCGCATCAACCAGGTGCCCAACGTGCCTGCCGTGCTGATGCAGAAGTACCGTGTGCTGGTCTCTGCTGCCAACGAGAACGTAGCTCGTGCCATCGAGCGCGAAGCGCTGCGCATCTCTGAGGCTGTAGCCAACCTTCGCGAGACGATAAAGGTTGAGAAGAAGAACCTCGCCGAGAAGAGCCGCCTCGAGCAACCCAAGAAGGGGTATCGAGCAGTCCTCGAGGGGGCCGACGAGCAGGGCTTCTTGGTCTTCAAGCTAGACGAGAAGGTCTATCCGACCCAGGCAGAAGCCGAAGCGGTGGAGAACGCGGTTGGTGCTCGTGAGGTTGAGATCAAGAGCGACAAGACCCTGCGTGACACCTACAAGGAAGTCATCGCCAACCTTCTCAAGAAGATGGTGCGTCAGGCTGAGCTCACTGATCGTCAACGCGCCCTCGCTCTGGACGAGATGCTCTCCCTTGTGGAGGGCAAGGTTGGTCTGAAGCAGATGGACTTCAGCCCTGTGGACGCTATCGCTGAGACTGATGCGATGGCACAGCAAGCGGCTGGCCGCTTCACCTCGGTTGATGCCCTTGAGCAGCTGTCTCAAGATGAGACGGGCCAGGTGCGCCAGGTCAACGTCAACGACGATGAGGAAGCAGACTTCGTTGAGTCCGAGCGTGACTTCACCGAGAACGCCAACCTGTCGCTTGAGAACCAAGAGCAGGCCGACGAGGAACTCGATGAGGGTGAAGTCGATCAGGCAGGACAGGTCATCGACGACAACCTCCGTGCCCGTCGCGGCGGCTTCTCAGGCGTGGTCACCGCGGCGCACGTCATGGCCAAGGTCGAGGAGATCAAGGCCGATGCGGGTGGCAACCTTCCACCGATCGTTGTCGTTGGCAACATCTACCAGCTGCCCGATGGATTGCGTCAGCGAGCTCTTGCCAAGACTGGCTTGAACGGCGCAGCCAAGGGTCTGTTCGACACCGAGACCGGTACCACCTACATCTTCTCCGACTTCGTGTCCTCGGATCAGGATGTCGAGTTCACCGTGTTCCACGAGATCTTTGGTCACTACGGGATTCGTGGCGTACTGGGCAACAAGCTCGATAGCTTCCTGAACCAGATGTACAACAGCAATCCGCGCATCCGCAAGATGGCGGACGCTCTGATGGAGAGCGAGAAGATCGGCAAGCTGGAAGCCACTGAGGAGGCCCTGGCTGATCTGGCTGGCCTTGGTAGCCCTGCACCCTTGCAGACCTTCCTTGGGAAGGCTGCAGCGTTCCTCAGGCCCTTCCTGCCGCGTGTTGCTGCTTGGCTCGAGTCGAAGATCGACGTCCGTGCCATCAAGGAAGTGGCTTGGATCCTCAAGCAGGCCAAGGACTACGGTCGCAACGGTGGCACCCAGGTGTTCAACGGTGTGCCCTCGGAGATCCGTCTGGCCGAGGCACCGCCTCCCTACGAGATGGTTGTTCGTCGTGGCAAGGAGATCGTCGGCTACGCTCGTTACAACCCGACCATGGACGACTGGTACGTCTTCACCAACAACGGCAAGGACGTACGCAACAATGGATACCAGACCGCAATCATTGATGATCTGGACCAGGTGCAGAAGATCTTGCATGCACAAGGTGGCAAGATCGAGATGCGCACCCGCAGTGCGTACTACGTGAACAGCAAGACTCCGCTGGACATCAACACCTACGGAGACTACTTCGATCCGAACACCAGCACCGGCTGGCGTAGGTTCTGGCGTAGCGCCACCATACAAGCGCAGAACGAGTATCTGCCGATCATGGAGCGTGTGAAGTTCTTGGAGAGCAAGTACGGTCCTTTGTCGGATCGTGAGAATCCTCTTAGGGCAATCATGCTTTACGAGTCGCGTACTGGCTCCGTGCTCAAGCAACTCAAGCGTGACCACGTGGACAAGATCACCGCTCTGCTGGAGGTGCTTGGCAAGCAGGGTGGAGATGTAGATATGGAGTTCAAGGATGTCACCCGTACCGTCCATGACTGGTACCTGATGGCACTCCACGCTCCTGAGCGCAATGCCGTGGTTCGTCGTCTGCGCAAGCAGGGTATGAATGAGGAGCAGGCTCAAGCCGCTGCAGGCGTTGAAGAGAAGAACCCTGGCTCTGGTATCAGCGACAAGGAAGCCAAGGAGATCCTGGCCAAGATCCGTCAGGAGATGAGCCCTGATGCCATGAAGACCCTTGAGGCACTCTCTGCTCGTATGCAGGCGCTGAGCCGCGACAAGGTGCGCTACATGTACAACACCGGTCTGATCACCGCAGATCAGGCCGCTGCGCTCAACCAGTACAAGAACTACGTGCCTCTCAAGAACAGTGAGGTTGACGTCAGTCAACTTCCTGGTGGTCGCAAGCTCAACGTGCGTGGCACCGACATTCGTCGGTCAACTGGTCGCGGCAATGGCAACATCGCTGACAGCGTGATCGAGAACGCGATTCTGGATGCCGAGTCCGTAAGTATCCGCGGCCAGAAGAACGTAGTGCTCAACACTATCCTGAACATGCTCGAGCTCTACCCCGATCCGAACTTCGCATCGGTGAACGTGATCAAGTTCAAGACCAAGGTGCAGAAGGATGGCACCACCAGAGAGACTGCGCTGTTCCGTCAGGACGGTTCGATCAACCTGATCCCGATGTTCCAAGGGAAGGTGCGCGAGATCCCGAACTACGAGGTAGTAACGGAGCGCGATACCAACTACATCAACGCCGACAACGTGGTGGTCGCCAAGGTTGGTGGTCGTCCGGTGACCATGGAGTTTGCCGACACCAGCTTCGGCAGCTTCTTCAACTCCATCCACGGTGGGTTCAGCATCCCCACCGAAGACAACCTGGGCGCTCAGATCGCTGACGTTGTCAGCCGTGCTACCCGCCTGATTGGCCGGATGTACACCAGCTTTAACCCTGAGTGGATTCCGGTCAACGCAATGCGTGACCTTCAGTCCTCGCTGCTCAACGCAGTCACCGATGGGAAGATCACCAAAGAGCAAGTCGCTCTCATGCGCGAGAACATGCGCAAGGCAGCGAACGCTGCAGCTCACTTCTTCTACGGCGAAGAGAACAAGGCGACATGGCTGCGCAACAGGCTCAAGACGCCTGATGCCAAGATGATGGCCTACCTCGAGGAGATGGAGAAGGAGGGTGGCATCACCCTGTTCCTCGATCGCAGCAACTTCGAGGACGTATCCCGCAAGATTCGGATGGCTCTCACCGGCCCGAAGAACAAGCTGGAAGGCTTCGTCAGCAGCGCTCGTGATGTACTCGACTACGTCGAGATGATGGGCACCCCGCTGGAAGTCATGCCGCGTCTGGCGCTCTATGCTGCTCTGCGCGAGACCGGTGTGTCGCCCAGTGAGGCAGCACTTGCAGCCAAGGACATCACGGTCAACTTCAACATGCGTGGCCGTGCTCGCATCCTGCGCCAGCTGTACGTCTTCTGGGGTCCTGCCATCAACGGCACCGAGAAGATGTACCGCCTGGCCAAGGAGAACAAAGCCAAGTTCTCGGCTGTGGCCGGTGGTCTGTTCGTGCTCGGGTTTGTGATGAACATGATCGCCAGAGCCAACAGCCCTGGTGGAGACGACGACGACGAGCCGGATGCTCTGGACAAGATCCCAGTCTACAAGCGCTCGACCTCGATCGTGATCATTCCCGACATGCCTGGTGGCTCGATCCCCCTGCCCTATGGCTGGAACGCTTTCTACGCTATGGGCCATCACTTCGCCGACTACGTGCAAGGCATACAGCCCATGAGCACTGCTCTTGGCCGCGGTGTCAGCGCATTCGTGGAAGCCTTCATGCCGCAAGGCTCTGGCCTTGAGAAGGACGAGTGGTACAAGCAGCTGATCTCGGTGGTCTCGCCCAGTGTGTTGACGCCCATCAACGACCTGGCTTGGAACCAGAACCGCTACGGTGCGCCGATCTACCGCGAGAAGGGTCCGTTCACCCCGTACGACGAGGCGGATGCGTACATGCACTTCGACTCCGTCTCCCCGATCACCAGAGGGTTGGCTCACACCCTCAATGACGCAACCGGTGGTGACCGGTACAAGGATGGGTTCCTCGGGTTCAATCCGGCCAAGGCCGAGTACCTGGTCCAGGCATTCAGCCCAGGAGCCGTTACGACGGTCTACAAGCTGGCCTCGACTGGTGTACGTTCCTTGGCAGGGGAAGACATCAAGCGGACGCCTATGCCCTTCGTGGACAAGTTCAGCGCCTATGTTCCGCAGGGGTTCAACATGGCCGCTTACCGCCGCGTCTCAGAGAAGGTCGAGACCGAGTGGAAGCGTCTGACTGACCCCAACATCTCAGCTGAGGCGAAGAAGGAGATCCGCGAGGAGTTCCCGCAGCTTGGCAGGATGCATGCGGTGTACAGCGCAACGCATCAGGATCTTCGGAAGTTGAGCTCTGCGATCAATGCGATCGAAGACAACCCGAAGATTCCCGATGCCGAGAAGGTGCGCCGCAAGAACGAGCTCAAGGCCCGTATGGAGAAGGTCTACGACCGCTTTATGAGCAGGGCTATTGAGTCCGGCTTCAAGGAACAGGCTATCGGGGATTGACCCGATACTGCTTGATCAGGTGGAGGATGTCTTGGTAGACGTCTTCCCCCTGATCTGCCTGATCCGCTAGTCGGATCAAGGCATCCATGGTCATCCTGACCCGCCCCACTTCCCGCTGAATGGTCATAGACAGCTCGGTGTTGTGACGGACGAGCTCGACCAGAGCCCTGTCCTTCTGCTCTTGGGTCATGCCTTCGACTTCGCGAATGATGCTCTCAGTGTCCATGTTTCTCTCCTGTGCTAGATTTGTGCAGTCATCGTACTCAACTGTGCAGTGTAAAGCTATGCGGTCTTTGGTGGCACGTTGAACGGAAACAAGTACTTAACTGCATTACTACACATCCCGAACCAGCCTGTTAATCCGCAGGTCCCTGGTTCGAGCCCAGGTCGGGGAGCCAAGAATCAAGTACTTAGCCCCGCTCGATATGACAGTCAGGCCACCCTGTGCAAGGAATGTACAGTGGCTCGACCGGCACGTTCCACCAGTCGGTCAATCCGACTCGCAGTTCCAGCAAGGTGCGATACATCGAGGTGTGCGTAACGCTGCACCATCGATGGATCCTCCCACCCACCGAGCTCTTGAATCCGATCTAGCGTCTCTCCGTCTTGCCTGAGCCACGAGGCCCAGGTGTGACGCAGATCGTGCCAGCGGAAGTCATCGACTGCGGCTTGCTGTAGCGCTGCTCGCCACATCTTCGGCGGGACATCCTTGTGCTGCAGTCCATCCCACCGCGGAAACACCAGCGTCTCGTGCTTCCCCTGCTGACCCCGTAGAACGCGCAGTGCCGTCTCGTTGAGCGGGATGGAGAAGGTGTTGCCGTTCTTCATCACACACCCAGGGAACGTGGCGGTCTTGCGTTGCCAGTTGATCTGGCTCCACTGCAGACCAAACACGTTGGCTCGCCTGAGTCCGGTGGACACGGCAAACAGCGCCATGTTCTGCCAGTGCTCGGGCAGCGCGTCCAACAGGCGGAAGAGCTCGTCATGGGTGAGGTAGCGCAGCCGCTCCGTCTCCTCGAACATCGCAAAGACGGGATGCGATTGCAGCCACATGTACTTCCGAGCGCAGGAGTTAATCACCGCCCTCAAGAAGCTGAGGTATCGGTTGATCGTCGCCTTGGCGATCGGCTCCCCGTAACGGTTCTCCCGTTCACCCAACTCATCAACGATGTCGCCCACTACATCGGGCTCGATCTCATCGAGATACACGAGCTCGAGCTCTTTGAAGCGCTCGTCCCAGAAGGCACGGTAGCGTTCATCGTCTCGTCTGGAGCGCTTGCTCTCGTGATCTTTCATCCACCGATCGGCACCCTCTTGCCAAGTGCGCCGCGGCTTCTCGCCGATCACTGATACCCGCCAGAGGCGAGCGCGTTCCATGTCGTGCTTCTCTTGGGCTTGACGTTCATCCTGCGTCTTGCAGGAGTTGCGATACGTCTTGCCGTTGATCGTGATGGAGTACCACCACGTCTTGCCTCTGAGGTAGATCGGCATATCACTCTCCTTCTATGCCAACCACCAAAGACCGCCTTGAAAGTATAACAGAATCTATCTCGAGTTATCTCGAGTTATGTTGAGTTACCTGCGGTCTCTGTGATTGAACTTCTCGTAGTCACTAGGCTTGGCCTTGCCCTCGAAGATCGCCTCGATGCACTTGGCGTACTGTCTGGCCAGGTCATCGCCGTAGATCCCACGCCACTTCTGGTAGAGCGCCTTGCGCTCTTTCTGCTTGTTGGCCAGAGCCACCCCTTCCATCACGCGGTCGTAGAGGTTCTGCTGCGTCTTGATCAGCTGCTCCATCCAGATGCTTTCCTGCTCGAGGTCCTCGAGCGATGACAGTTCAGATAGCCGCTTCATCTCTGTGCCGACACCCATTGCAGCCGGTGTCCTCTCCTTTCAAGTCGTACATGCACTCCCGCGCCATGGTGAAGGGGATTGTCTTCATCACCCTCCTGCCGTCTGGCGTCCACCCGTCTTGCACCTGAAGCGTGGGCAGGAAGTCCTTGCGGTTGTGACAGCCGTGGATACTCATGGCTCGCCACGCGAACGAATAGCTGCGGCGCAGTCCATGCAAGCGCCGTTGTAAACCTGCTGTGTCCAAGCGGCAGTGGTTTCCTCACACACCTTCGCGCAAGCCTCACGCTCCGCAGCGGCGACCAGTTCAGCAAAGCGTTCCAGCGCGGCCATGTAAACGCCGTCACGGTTTGATGTAGTTACTAACTGGCACTCAACAGCCATACGGATGATGTCATCGCGGTTCATAGCGCCACCCAGAACTTCTCTTTGCTCGTCTGGCGAACGCAGACAGCGCGTCCTTTCTTGGCCAGCTTGCGGATGGCTTGCGAGGTGGAATGGTTGGAGCAGTTCATCAGCCTCGCCACTCCGGTTGCGGAGAGCGGCTCCTTTGCGCTGCGCAACACTTCATGCACCGAGTCCATCGTCACCAACTTAGTCGGAGCTTCGACCTCCTCCTCAGCTTCGTCATTGTCTGAACAGCCCGACCAAGCCTTGCCAAGCACGACCACCCTTTGACCGGTAGTCGGTGGCAGACGGAAGTTGCGGAACCACAGGTCAAACACGGATGGGTCTACGTTCTCAAATGCCATCACCACTTCTCCGGTATGTAGTCGTAGTCATAGTCGTCCTCGAGGAAGGCTAGGTCTTTCAAGTCTTCGATCTTTCTGCGAGCCGATGCAGCCTTCTGCACACTGAACTTCTGCTTAGGTTGAGGCTTAGGTCTGGGCTTAGGCTCAAGCTTGGCCTCCTGCTGAACGGGCACTGCTAGCTTCTTCGCTTCATCAGCCAGTATCTCCATGGTGGAGAACCGATGCCCACACGCCTTGCACTCTCTTCTTCTGCGCTGTCCCCTTCTGTCAACGACTTGAGTTGCGCCGTCGCACTTGGGACACCTCATCGCAACAGCTCGTAGAAGATGTAGACGATCACCGCCACCGGTGCGATCGCACCAATGATTGCGCCAAGCAGCACGAACCCGATCCACAGGTCCCCGATAAATATCCTGAGTCCTCTCACGTTCCTCTCCCCGCAAGCCGCGCAGCGGCTCGTTGAATGCTGTTGTTGAACCAACGACGGATGGCGTACTGGCGAATGACCGACACCGCTGTGTAGATCCATCCCATCCAGAAGTTCTCACCAAGGGTGAAGCTCGCGCCGATCATCGGAAGGATGAACAGGTTGGCTACGAAGTTCACCGAGAATCCGATGGCGATGTTGACCCACGCCTCGATGATGGATTGACGCCTAGTCTGGCCGGTGCCCTGATCCGCGCTGTTGTAGACGCGGAAGGTGAACGCCGCCACAAAGACGGCGCACACAACCCCGATGATCTGCAGCGTCATAGCTGATCGGTGTCAGCGATGGTGTAGTGCCGCGGGTCCTTGTCTGCGTAGCGGTCTATCACTTCCCCTGCCCTGCCATTGAGCTCGTAGTAGAACGGCTTGGCAGAAGGCGGACGGTCATCGGTGACCATGCCTTGCATCATCGCGTCTCGCAGCACCGTGAGCGATGCAATCGCCTTGGTGATGTGCGAGATACCCGAATCAGGGTCGATGTCCTCACCCTCCCACCAAGCCATCAAGTGGCGCAGGGTGCCGTCGTAATAGACAGAGGCTCTGACCCCTGAGGCGCGATAGTTGTGACGACCGTATTTGCAAGCACCCTCGAGCATGGCAACGCCAAGCTCTGCAAGGACGTTTGCAGGTACGGTAGACATCGGTGCCTTGCGCACACCGACCATGTCCTTGGGATTGGTGGACTTGTTGTCGCTCAATCGATCACCCCGCAGCGGTGATAGTTCTTCAGCGTACGCGACACCGACTTCATGGCGTCATTCCACCCCTTCTCGTACAGGCTCTTGGGTTCCATGTACATCACCAAGTCATCCTGCAGCGAGGCGATAGCCTTTGCGGTGGCATCGCGGTGCATGTTCCAGAACAGATGATTGCGCTTGAGTGCAAGCCAGCTTCTTACAAAACTAACTGGTGACAACCGCATCCTTTTCTCCCCCGTCAATCAATGTCGTCTGTTTGGACTTAGCCCAAGGCATCACACCACCGTGATGGCCAACGAACTTGTGCGAACCCCAATGACAAAGATTCGTCCATGGTGCTGCATAGACTTTACCTCCAGCCTTCATCCAGAGTCTGCAAAAGTTCATGTCCTCGCTCCACATGTACCCTTCCTCATCAATGTAAGTGTTGAAGAAGTCAACTACTCCGGTAACGCCTTGCTCGTCTGTGTATGAAGGTAAGGTCTTAGTGAGCTTAGTGAAGACATCCCTCTTGATTAGCATAAATCCTGTTGCAACACCGTCTACCTCAACTGGTTCATCTCCATGTCCAACTGGTTGGCTGAACCTTGTTGGCAACTTGTTAGTTGCATAGACATGGATCTGATCCGCGGGAACACCTGACGTGCATGCCTCGTGAACCAAGCTCCAGTTGATCTCCTTGATCGGATAGATGCCGCCAATCAAGTCCTTGTCGGCAGCAACCATCCTGAACACATCCATTGCATCAAAGCCAATATCAGAGTCCAAGAACAGCATGTGTGTGCAGTCCGTTTGCAAGAACTTATGCACCAGTTCGTTTCTTGCCCAAGTCAGAATGCATGAGTTGTACAAAGCCGAAACTTCCAGCTTGATGCCACTTGCTTGACAACTCATTGCAAGGTTGATTAGGCCCATTGCGCAATCGCCAAACAGCTTGCTGTCGTAAGCTGGTATCGCGACGAACAGAGACACACCGTTGGGGATGTTGATTGTCCTCAAGTCATGTCTCCTAGTGGACAGGAGGCACAGCTGCGCTGTTGACGAAGCGCTCTGCCACACCATTGACGATCGTGTTGAAGTGACCGAGACACTCCGCGGCTTCCTCTTCGGTTTCCGTGCAGGAATCGATGAGCATCCCAGTCATGGTGCCGATCACGATCAGCCAGTCAACCGGAAGGACTTCCTCCTTGTGATCGACAAGGAGGTTCCACCAGTCACGCGTGAACTGCTCAAGGACTTGCGTCTTGGCTTTGTTGCTCATCTTCCTCTCCCTGTTGGTATTGGCTGCGCAGAAACGCATCGAGGTCTTCCTTGTGGAAGCGCCACAGACGGCCAACCTTGCCGCACGGAATGCGCTTGGCACGAGCCAGATAGCGCACGGACTCTTCTGCAAGTCCCAAGTACTTCGCTGCTTCTTGTATTGACATCAACATCTCAAGATCCTTTCTCGGTCTGATACTGTTTGCAGAAGGGTGCTACCTCGCAGAACTCCTCGCACCTGCGGTAGCCACCCTTGCGCTCTTCTATGAAGTAACCATCTTCTGGTTCTCCGAGTTGTTGTCGTTCTTCAACCACGCGGATGGCGCGCTTACCACCAACCTTCATCAGCGCGAAGGTGCTCCCCGCATACCAACGCTCCTCGTCGGTGCAGCGGGGAATCTCTCCGGCTTCTGCCTGTTGGTGCATGGCAACGCGTTCCTGAACGTAGCGACGCGTCTCATCGAGGTCCCAACATGGGACATCAATGACGATCACGTTGCTCTGTGGGTACTCAGGATTACGCTTTGCTTCGTTGCGCCGCCAATCGCGAAGGATTGCAACGATCTGCAGCTTGTCCACTGCATAACCGTTCTCATGGGCGAGCAGTCTCAAGATGTTGAGCTGCCGCTCCCACGAGTCATCCCCTTTGGCTTTGTAGGTGGTGGTGACCTTCCAGTCTTGGAGGGTCTTATCCCCGAGGTGAAGGCGATCAAACTGACCGCTGACGCGCCAGCCATTTACGTCCATGTACAGACGTTCTTCAACGAGTGCTGAGGTCTGCGCACGTTCGAGAACGGTGTGAACGGCTTGGCCCATCAAAGACCACACGCGCTCTGAGACATCTTCGACGACGAAGTCCTTGAACTCCTTGTAGAGGACGCGCCGTTGTGGTGCATCGATGAGCTTGGTGACGGAGATGTCCCCGCCGCCAACATAAGGGTCGTTCCTGACCGCGTTCACGAACGCATCAGGAAGACCCAATGTGTTGGTCAAGTTCATGTCAGGCGACCAGATTGACGAACCAGCGACCCACCACGTAGGTGATGCCACCGAAGATGCCAAAGGCCACGCCGCACATCGCGTAGAAAGCGAGCACGGCTAACCCGATGAGTGCTGCTTCAGAGATACGATCCATCATGTGACACCTCAGAAGTCGATCTCAACGGGACCGTTGTCACGCTGAGGACGGTTGTAGTTACCACCACCACTGCCACCCTTGGGCTCCCACTTCTCAGCGATGGAGCCGCTCTTGTAGTCACGCCCACCCTTGGAGGTGCGCGACCACAGGGAGATCTGCATCTGATCTCCAGGTTGGAAGGTGACCGCCTTGTTGAAGGTCACGGTGCCCGTCTCGTCGGGGGCCTTCTCGTGCTTCTTGCGATCGTTGCTGAAGACGACGACTTCGATGTCCGGCTTTTGATAAGCAGCCATGTATTACTCCTTTGCCTTTGCCTTGGCCTTGTCTTGCAACTTGGCCACAACCTCTGCCGTCTTGTTCAGCGGCAGCTTCTCGATGCTCTCGATCTTGTATGCATTGCAGATCGCCGAGAGCTCCACGCCAACCTTCTGTGCGAGGTTGGTAATGGTCTTGATCTCAGGCTCACCTACCAGAACCGCAGCAGCAGGTGCTTGAGTCTTAGCCACCTGCTTCGCAGGAACAGCAGACGCCTGATTGTTCTCATCTTCATCTCCCAACGGGAGATCCTCTCCCGCATAGATGTACAACCCGATCCCGTGCAGGGCGATCGCCTTGGCAAGGCAACGCTGCATGGCGGTGTTGACCTGGAAGGCATCGGGGTTGGGGATGGGCTTGTTGCGGTGATCCATCACCGGCAGCTGAGCCGTGCGGGTGACGCCGAAGGCGGTGACCGTGCAGAACACCATGGCGGTATCGCCAATGTTCACGTACGGGACGCCATCGAGCGTGGACTCGTAGTGCCAGTGCGCAGCAGGGTCACGACGCAGCAGCTGGTCAACCGCCCACGCCCACGACAGGTAGGTCAACCCGTTCTTCTTCTCGACATATTCGTTGACGTTGATCGACGCCAAGTCTGTGTAGATGTTCGTTTCCAAAGTTCTCTCCTGAGTTACGTCAAGTAGTGCTGTTCTTTGTTCAGTGCTGTTGAACGATACAGTACTGCTATGACAGTTGCAACTCTAGAACACCGTGTGCTAACTTGTCAAACATCCAGTGAAGCAGAGACTTAGTTCGTACAATAATGACATTCAACTGGACTGAATGTGGTTGTATATATAACTACAGAGATTGTTATTGTTTGTATCTCTGCGCCCTTATAGAAGGGCGCAGATAGAGATAAGTAAGTAAAGGGAGAGTGAGTTAGTGAAGAGTTTCTCTGACTATGGGATTGAACTTGGAGGTAAGTCAGGTGAGGAAGTCAAAGTCACCTGTCCACAGTGTTCTCACACACGGCGCAAGAAAAACTACCCATGCCTGAACGTGAACACGATCAAGGGCGCATGGCACTGCTGGCACTGCGGGTGGAGTGGCGGCTTGCTGCAGGGCGTCCACAACCGTCCGCAGCTCACGCAGAACCGCACGTACTACAAGCCAGAGTTCAAGCCTGAGGCGCTCTCTGGCAAAGCCGTGGAGTTCTTCAACAGCCGCGGGATCACCAACGATGTCTTGCTTCGCAACAAGGTCTCAGTCGAGACCGTGTGGATGCCTCAAGTCGAGGACGAGGTCAGGGCTGTGGCGTTCCCCTACTACCGTGACGGCGAGGTGGTGAACGTCAAGTACAGGGATGGCGCTAAGAACTTCCGCCAAGTCGGCGGTGCAGAGAAGTGCCTGTACAAGATCGATGATGTTGGCCCGATCACGATCATCACCGAAGGGGAGATGGATGCGCTCTCGCTCGAGGTGGCAGGGTTCCCCTACGCCATCTCGGTTCCCGATGGCGCTCCTGCTCCGGAGTCTAAGAACTACGACACGAAGTTCGACTACCTGAACGACCCCAAGCTCGATGAGGTCAAGACCTTCGTCATTGCGGTGGACTCCGATGCCCCTGGCAAGAAGCTCGAGGAAGAGCTGGCCCGTCGTCTTGGGCGTGAGCGCTGCCTCAAGGTGACATGGCCAGAGGACTGCAAGGACGCCAACGAGGTACTCATCAAGCACGGCGCAAGCGCACTCAAAGAGTGCGTCAATGCAGCCAGTCCTTTTCCTGTGGATGGCGTCTTCTCTGTCTACGACATCGTGGACAATCTGGAGCAGATCATCGAGGGCGGTCTCCCACAGGGCGAGGACACAGGCTGGCCTAGCCTCAACGAGTTGTACATGCCCTGCCCTGGCCAATGGACTCTAGTCACTGGCATCCCTTCGATGGGTAAGTCCGAGTGGCTCGATGCCTTGGCGGTCAACCTCGCAGAGCGAGCTGGCTGGGTCTTCGGCGTGTGCTCACCGGAGAACCAACCGATCGACTGGCATGCAGCCAAGCTCATCGAGAAGCGCATGGGCAAGCGCATCCGTCACAACGGACAAGCCAACTGCACCAAGGATGAGTTCTACGACGCTACCTCTTGGGTAGCAGAACACTTCCACTTCATCCTGCCCGAGCGTCCCACCTTGGACTCCGTCCTTGAGAAGGCTCGCACCCTTGTCAGGCGCAACGGCATGAAGGGTCTGATCATCGACCCGTACAACGAGCTCGAGCACATCGGGCGCAAGGAAGGGATTGCCGAGACGGAGTACGTCTCTCACTTCCTCACCACGCTACGCAAGTTCGCTCGGGAGCAAGGCGTCCACATCTGGTTGGTGGCGCACCCCTCCAAGCTTATGAAGGACAGCCACGGTACCTATCCGGTACCCGATGGCTACTCGGTGTCTGGCTCGGCTCACTTCTACAACAAGGCGGACAACATCATTGCTGTCCACCGTGATCCGACTAGACCCGACACCCCCAACGAAGTCCACGTGCAGAAGATTCGCAGCCGTTGGCTCGGCAAGCGCGGCACAGCCTTCCTGCGTTGGGACCCAACCTCTGGGCGTTATAGCGACAACGCCAACTACTACCGCTAGGAGACGGCCATGCAACTGAAGATCAAACCACTTGTGCCCTATGCCATCCCGCCTAAGTACCAGACTGATGGCGCTGCATGCTTTGACCTACACGCATGCGTTGGGATAATCATCCCAGGTGGCAAAGCTGCCACCGTCTCCACTGGTATCGCAGTGGAGATCCCTGATGGCTACGTGATGCTGGTGTACTCGCGCTCGGGCCATGCCTTCCGCAGCAACGTGCGTCTTGGTAACTGCGTCGGTGTCATCGACTCCGACTACCGAGGCGAAGTCATGGTGCGACTGATGAACGATTCCCAAGATCTGTTCGTCATCGAACCTGGCGATCGCATCGCGCAAGCCATGGTCATCCCCGTCCCCAAGGTCGAGATCGTTGAGGTGCAAGACCTAACCGACACTGAGCGTGGAACGGGCGGGTTCGGTAGCACTGGCAAGTAAGGAGAAGAGATGGAACTGTTTGACTACGCACCGTACATGATCAAGATCCAACAGTCTGAGAAGGCCGCTCACGACCTGTTGCTTGAGAAGCGATACGAGGAAGTCCTGCCACACCTGAGCGAGATTATGGTGGCTGCACGGATGACTCGAGCTTGGGTTATCGACAAGATTGAAGAGCAACAAGGTCACTCCTTCATGGAAAAGGAAGACTGATGATCTTCAAGCGAAAGCCTAAGGTTGAGTTCTTCTCGCTCACCCCTGAGATTGCACAGCTTGCACCCATCCTTCCTGCCTCCAAGGTGAGGCCAGGTTGGATGGACACAGCGGTGCGTGACTACTCGGAGAAGAAGAAGGATCCAGCCTACGGCATGGACAAGCTGGTCCACGTGGCTAAGTGCCCAGGCATCTACAACTTGGTGCGTCACGGATGGGTGATGACCACATGGCAGGACATTGTGATCAGCACCAATGGCGACAAGTCATCGTTCAACTGGAAGACACCCGCCAATCAAAGGGCAATGTCACCAGAGTCAGTAGGTGACATGGTTGGCTACCACCCGCCAGAGCAGTTCGCCAAGTTCTTCGGCGGGTTCGATGACTCGCTGCAAACACTGATCAAGTTGCATACGCCTTGGCGGTGCATCGTGCCGAAGGGCTACTACCTTCTTGAAGGTCCAATGCCCTACTCCAATGAGCGTCGGTTCACCACTGTGCCTGGGTTCTACTCGGCAGAGTACGGTGTGGCGCAGATGAACGTGCAGTTCAAGTGGCACGTGCTCGAGGGGGACACCCTCATCAAAGCCGGAACTCCTATCGCGCACTACATGCTAGTGCCTAAGGAGCAAGGCGACCTAGTCGTTCAGTCCGCTACACCAGAACAGCTACTTGCTGAGAAGGTTACGCAAGCTGAACTTGCCAGACGCTTCGTGACCGATAGGTCTGCATCGAAGTGTCTCTTCTCAAAGCTCTTCGAGCGATAGGAGAAATCATGCAGCGCATTTGTAGCTGGTTCACTGCGGTCTTGATGTTGGCGGCTTACATCGTTGGTGTAGGCATTGTCCTCTACGCAATGGCGCGAGACGTGTGCGCTGCAGAGTTTGGTGTGAATGCAGGAGGTGGCTCGGAGGTGCGCATCTTCGATCGCCCATGCGCCACCGACAAGTCAAAGATGGGCGGTTACCTCAAGCCTAAGGTTGGCAAGAACATCTGGGCTTGCTGGATCTTCAGCAACGACAAGGTAAACATCTGGTTCGAGGACGGCTCGTTCCTGTCATTCCCTTGGAGTGAGCTGCACCCTGTTGTCGATGGCACTGAGTTCGTTCCGCCGAAGGCGAAGTATCCCGTGCGCAAGCGGTACATCGAAGCATGAACTACCGCAGCAAGAAGTGGTTGGAGGTTCTGCGTGAGGCGCCAGTGTGCTTCGGGTGCGGCAAGCACAACGATGGGACGGTGGTAGCAGCGCACTCCAACCAGCTTCGTGATGGCAAGGGCAAGAGCATCAAGGCACACGACTACCGCAGCGCATCGCTTTGCTACACCTGTCACATGGAGTTGGACCAGGGTTGCAAGTGGAGCAAGCAGGAGCGTCGTGAGTTCTGGGAAGAGGCACACCGACAGACGATCGGGTGGCTCGTGGAGAGTGGGAGGTTGGTACTGAAATGAACATTGATCAGGTGTTGGACGAGTACTCGAAGATGTGTGATGGGTATGCCACCGCGAGGGCCCATCGAACCTACCTCGAGGAGTACAAGAAGAGTCTGCTTGCCCTCCTCATGAAGGGCGCAGAACTGAAGGGACACAAGACCGTGTCAGCGCAGGAGCGCGAGGCTTACAGCGACAACGAGTACATCGCATGGCTCGGCAACCTCAAGGTTGCAGTCGAGGAAGAGGAGCGGCTGCGCTACCACATCAAGAAGACAGAGATGGAGATCGAGGTATGGCGTTCGAGGGAAGCGACGAACAGGTTCGAGAGGAAGGCGTACGGAGCTTGAGCTGCGAGAGCTGCGTCCACAGCGTGATGAAGGCGCGGCTCATCGAGTTCAGGTTCTGCAACAGGTTCAAGGTTCCATGCCAGCAAAGATGCGTGGACTTCATGGAGAGGAAGGATGCCGGTAAACGGGAGAGCTAAGGGTGCAGCTGGTGAGCGTGAGTTCATCAGCCTCATGCGTGACTGGTGCGGGGATGTGATTGACGAAAACGTCAAGCGCAACCTTGAACAGGTGCGCAACGGTGGCCACGACATCGTTGGCCTGAACAACTGGGCAGTCGAGGTCAAGCGCTACAAGACTGCTGGTGATGCAGACATCAAGGAATGGTGGAGCCAAGCCCAGAGCCAAGCCGCTGCAGTCGGCAAGATTCCGGCCTTGGCTTACCGCCTTGACCGCAGGGAGTGGCGGGTGCGCGTCCCGCTCTATCACCTCTACCCAGGCATCCTGTGCAGCGATGTGGCGTGGACGGTGGAGCTCAGCCTCGAGGCGTTCGCCTTCCTGTATCGGGAGAGCCTAGATGTTTAAACATGCAGACCAGGCCCTCAGGTTCGCCTTCAGGATGCGTCAGAAGGATCTGATCAGCAAGCCTAGCCTTACCCCTTCACAGAAGGAGAAGAACCCAGCAGAGAGGCTCTCAGCGCACGACTTCCACGCTCAGGCAGGGATGTTGTTCTCATTCTTGGAGAGACGCCCTGTCCATGAGCAGTGCTACGCCTTCCTCATGTACGGAGATGACAGGGAGCGTGAGCTATCGGCAGGCGTATTCGCCTCCGACCTGAGCATGCCCAAGCACGTGAAGGATCGCAGGCAGATGAAGGCTGCGCTGCTATCCAAGACGGTGCGTGGCTGTGCCAAGGAGCTAGGCATCTCAACCTACAAGGCGTGGCGCACCAAGCAGGCGCTGCATGGAATGCTCGAGCCGATCGCTATGCGCCTGTTCGTTGCGATTGAGGATTGGTTCGGCATCACGCAGTAGGCTGCGTGGAATGAACGCGACCGGTGGGTGGCTCAAACAACAGAAGAACCCTCGCCCCTAAGGGCGAGAGTCTATCTGCTGTGTTGTTATCGCGACGGGTAGGTGTTACTACCAGAGGCTTGGCAGCACTTCGTATTTCCCCTGCTTCGTGTGCATATGCAGGGCTCCTGCGTCATTGCCTTCGTCATCCGACATTACGATCACGGACGTGCCGTTGTCCAGCGTGAAGATCAAGGGTCGGCCTTGGATCGTCAGGTCTTGCATCTCTTGGTCCGAGGCGTACTCGACGTCGATGATCTTGCGGTCAAGCATCAAGCTCTTGGCCGTCTGGTTCCACTTGGAAATCATCTCAACCTGCGGTGTCATGCGTTCACTCCTAAGTGAAGGGTAGAAACCCCCCGGTTTTACCCAGGGGGTGTCTGATCAGCTGACGACGTCAGCGTGAGTCCGATCGAACGTCTCCTGCGTGAAGGCATCCTCGATCCAACGAGCTGCCTCCTCAGGATCCGCATCGACCAGCTCCTCGACATCCTCAGCTTCAACCTCGTACCACTGCTGAAGGAAGAACTTCGCCTTGTGCGGAGCAGCGATGACCCAATCGACCAGCTGCTCGTTACCCCTGCGCCAGCAGTTGTAAGCAGCCTTGCACACCTTGCGGTAGCTCAGCTCCTTGCCGCCAACCAGGGGTACCACCTTGTCCTTGGTGTAGCTGGGCGAGCCCCAGGTATCACCGTGCTCAGCCGTGTAGTCATCAAGCAGGCTGCGGTTGTACCAGGAACTGCCGTAGGTGGTGCTGCTCTTGTACCGCTCGTAGTAACCGAACTTGCTGGGGCTCCAAGCGTAGGTGTTGGACAACCACATGCCCATGTGATGGACACCAGAGCGCTCGTTCAGAATCACCGTGCGGCCATCTGCACACATGAAGCCGAACTTGTTGCTGCTTCCGATGGTGGATGCGATGAAGTCTTGGAAGTCCTCATCGAACAGCTTCTCCGGATCGGACTGCAGGATCGGGCGCAGGATGTACTCGATGAAGTGCCAGGTGTCCGACTTCTTCGGATCGACTGGGTTGCTGCAACTGAGCACACCGTTGTGCGCCATCCAGATGTCGTCGGTCACCCGATACGGATGGCAGTTGTCCAGGTCCACGTCACCGTGCGTCTGCATGCGGAAGTGCAGGATGCACTCACGTCCGATGCAGTGCTCGTCGTAGAGCTTGATGATCTCTTCCGGACTGGCCAGAGTCTTGATCACTTCGATCTTGCCGTTCTCGGCAAACATGATTCCGAATCCATCGTTGTTCTTGGTGTAGACATCGAGGATCAGTTCGTTGGACATCTCCGCATCAGCGGGCTTGTGAATCAGAAGACACATGGTTCAGTTCCTTTCAAGACGAGATTCAATGTAGGGGCGAAGGTTCTTGGTCTCACGGTAGGCATCGCCTTCGTGGATGAACTCAAGGAACCGATCGGTGGTCAGGTGGAAGCCTGCCGGTGAAGCTGGTGCGGCGAAGTTGCGCAGCGCGTTGACGAACTCCAGTGCAGCCATCAGCGTCTGGTACTTCAAGGTTCCCTTGAAGATCCGGAACTCGATGGTGCTGTTGTTCGTCACGTTGATCGCCTCGTAGCGATCGTTGGTATCCGAAGCGTGCTTCAGCTTCTTCTCCTTGATCTTCGAGTAACCGCAGCTATACCGACGCGCAACAGCACGGATGAGCTTCTCGTTATCCGGATGGTTAACGAAGGTGATCATCTTGTTGAGCTGGATGTGCGTCAGCGCACGGCGATCCAGATGCACATGGAAGCCGCAGCTGCTGGTGTTGTGCGACAACAGGTTGCGGCGCAGCTCCTTGTCTTCGGTCCAGGTCCAGAAGTCCTTGTGCAGATCAAGACCCATCGGCTGGGTGATGATCTCGAAGCCATAGGACAGCGAGCCGTCGTGCTCGAAGAACGCACGGTAGCCAACGTCACGGCCATCGTTCAGCTTCTCGTGCAGCTGAAGCGCCTTCTCCCCAGAGTTGCCATGCTTGACCTCGACCTCGAGCTCAGCACCCATGAAGCAGTGCTTGTTGATCTTGGTCCATTCGGATCGAATCGGGCTGAAGCTACCCTTGGACGAGTGATACCCGCGGATGATGTGCGGTGAACTGCCGCCGTACTCACGATGTACATACATTTCCTCGTCGTCGTCCCACACGAAGTCACAGTTGTCACTGTGGATTGTGACCTCGTTGCCATCCTCGTCCAACGCATTGGTAGCGTAGTCGTTGTGGATGTAGCAATCCTCGTAATCCGACCAGGTGTAGTTCTCCTCTGCGCAGATACGACAGACGCGTTCATCTGCGGGGTACTGCGATTCGTTCGTGAACTCGTACCGTTCGCAGTCATTGCAGACGAAGACGACGTCGCAGTCGATCAGATGGTCATGTACCTCGTCGCCATCCGGCTTCCTGCCCAGCATCCGCATGATGCGGTTGAGTTCAGAGGTCGAATGAGCATCTTCCACTACGCCGCTACTCATCAAGTGGGCGTACACCATGCCGTACTCAGCACCCAGGAAGTCTGCATTGCTGATGGCATTCCGCAGGAAGGAATCGACAAAGTTGTTGTTGTCAATCCAGCGACGGTCACGCTTGCGCCAGCCGTCTGCTGCGTGCGAGTTGTGATGGTCGTAAGTCCCAGTCTTGTGGAACTTGTTGCTCACCTTGTGGTAAGTGTTATCGATGAGCTCGGCCAGTTCATCGGGGTGGTCCAGCTTCTTGTCGGCCATGCGACGAGCGGCCTTGCAAAGGATCTCGAACAAGCCGAGATCTTCGGTTGCACCTTTCATTGGTTGCTCCTGGTTGTAAACATGGAGAGCGGCTGCGGCCCTCGTTGAGAGGGGGCGCGGACGCTACGCTGCTGAAAGGTGATCCAGGTATACGAAGAGTTCTTCCTCGATCGGATCAGGGATCAGTTCGAGTAAGGAGAAGAGGAGTAATGCTTGGAGGATTCTTTCGAGGCGTACTGGATCATCCAGTGAGTTGATCAACTCAAGCTTGATGTGTTCTACCCACATCAGAGGACATAGATGGAGAAGCTCGGCGCTTCCACGGTCACGGCGTTACTACCTGGGAAAGAGATGACGCCTTCCAACCATTCGATGTTGCACAGCGGTTCGACACTCTCACCCTCAGCGTTAGTGCCAAGGACGAGACCTTTGCCAGCGATGACCTGCTCGTAGTTCGGTTCCATCTTGATGCGGAAGTAATGCATCTCGGACTGGTCCTTGAGCAGGCCCTCGTCATCCACGAACACGGTGTCCTCGTCGTCGTTGAGCTGGACGGCGGTGAAGTAATCACATCCGATCATCGGAGCGATGTCTTCCCAGTTGCCCGAGTAGTTCACTTCGGTGATCGCCTTCTCGAAGGGATCGATCAGGTATGCCTTCATTGCTACTCTCCTTGTTGATAGGTGTCAGTACCGTAGGGCCAGGTCCTATCACGCCTGGTCCTACCATCGCGGAAGTAGTAGGCACCTTCGTACCCCTCCTTCTCGCACGAGAAGTGCAGCTTGAACCCGAGGTCTTGGTAGTGAGGGGCAAGCCGTTGGATAAACCGACGTGCGCTGTATCCCTCAGTGGTGAAGTGGACAGTGAAGAACGTTGGCTTGTCCGCGGTGAACACCAAGTCATCGGGGTGGTTGGTGAAACCCCAGTAGTTCAGACGCCATTCTTGCAGCGTGGGGTAACCGTACATGTGCATGCGACGGAAGTACTCCTCGTCCGTCGTAGGTCGATCCTTCGGCAGGTCCTTAGGCTGCGCGAATAGATCATTGAATGGATCGCTGGTCTTGAACTTCTCTCGGAGAGGAACGACCAGCTTGTCCTCTCCATGGATGGTCAGCTTGTTGTTGACCTGTGCCATTGCTACTCCTTGCGTGGTCGCGTGGAAAGGTCGAGCTCGTTAAGCACCACCCTCGCCATGGTCACGCCGATCTTGATGGCGGTTGGTTCGCCACTGTCGATGGCATTGACCAGGTGCTCGAGTGCATAGATAGACTTCATGCAGATGTCTCGAGCCTCGAGCTCGGCCTTGAAGTTCTGGATCAGGTTGTGATGGTCTCTGTCTGCAGTCATGACTCTCCTTGTAGAAGGGGAGAACACCGCCCCCGCAAGGGAGGGCGGTGAGCGACCATCACGCGTATGTAGCTTGATGCTGGAGGATCTTGTCGAGAGTGTTGAGGATCAGGTCCAGCTTGTCTTCCACCGTAGGTACGGCAACCTTCCGCGCCTTTACCCTGCGATAGTGACTGACCATAGCCTTCGGCAGATCGGACATCAGGATGGGATACCCATTAGGGTTCGCGCCAACGATCTGCTCGCTGGCCCTATCCCAGTCCGACTGCAGGAACACGAGCATGTGGTCACGACCGATCTTGAAGCTGTCGATCGGCTCCATGCCCAGCCGCCTGACGAAGAAGTCCTGGCGACAGATACCTGCCATGTTGATACCACGGCTGCGCAACTCGTCGCAGATCCGTGCGCTGGACGTCTGATCTTTCTTCAGACGGTTGTCGAACATTCCCACTTTCACTCTCCCTAGTAGATGGAACTCGAGGTCCCGATGAGGTGGTCCTTGCAGTGCTCGACCACCAGGTCATAGGCACGACGGGCCTTGCCACCGATGTGCCATTCCTGAATGGCGTGGACGGGCAAGCCGTCCTCCACGCCCATGTAGTTGAAGCCGTTCTTCCAGTTGTAGATCGTGGCGACTGTGCCATCCTCGAACTGGATGACCCACTCGGCATCGGTCTTGTACCCATCTCCGGCAAGCGGCTCACCGAACAGATCGACCAGGCTGAAGTAACTGATCTGCATAGCACCCTGCATCGATGTGCCGTTGATCAGGGTGAAGTCGGGTTGAGTCTTGAACTTCATGCGATGTACTCCTGACCCTTGGGGCGACGCTCGAGCTCGTTGAGCAACAGCCAGTTGTCGCCAAGGAAGTAGACGGACGAGAGCCACTGACGGCGCAGATGATTCACCGTCTTGCGCTGGCTCAATCCCTGAACTGGAAAGTTCTTCACTGCTCTGCGCATAAGCGCGTAACGACTGAGCTTCATTGCATTACCCACTGATGAATGCCGCGGTGCGTGGCCTCGGCGTGAGCTGCGAGGGCGAAGCCGAACTCGTTCTTGGTCTCGGTCTCGTACAAAGCGACGAGCACCTCAGCGTCGGTCATGTGCTGCAGCTTTGCGAAGAACTCGCGCAGCTCCTGTTCAGTGAACTGATGTTCCATGCCTACCTCCTGTTTCCATTGACGTTGTTGATGATGCGTTGCGCATCCTTTGCCAGCTGATCCATGCGGAATGGATCGTCTCTGGACTCGAGCAGATCGGAGAGAACCAAGAGCATGTCCGGCGCAGCGCAGATCAGACGTGCGTTGGCCAGGACTTCCTTGTTGTTCTCTCCGGTGCAGCACATCTCGCAGATGTCCTGTCCGTTGGACTCATCGGTTGGATCGATGGCGTAGACGAACACGCCGTGGCCGTCCTCTGCGATGAACTCCCAGCTACCCTGTGTGTGCATGGTCACCACCAGCTGTCGTAGATGACGACCCGACCGTCCGCGATCTCATCGCGTGCAAGCCTGATGAACTCGAGGTCATTCTTGAGCGACTCTTCATCGGGCGGGTAGTTGCCGAAGAAGAAGCCGGTGGTCTCGGGCAAGTTGTAGTTGCGAAGGTCACGCTCGAGATCGAGCAAGTCATCCTCGGTCAACCGCACCGTGTTGCAGTTGAACGTCTCGCTTTTGCCACCCTTGCGGATGTACAGCTGATGCATCCAGCCATGAAGGTCGTGATGCTTGCGCCAGTAGAAGATCTCGTATTTGTCTTCTCCGGTGAAGTCGAGGTCAACCTGTTGGTTTCCAGCATCCTTTGCGATGATGCTGTAGGCGTACATGTCAAGTCCCATTGCTATCTCCTGATGCCGACCTTCATCGCTCTCCCCTCATGCGGATGAGCAGATCCGCCTCGCTCGGCATGTGATCGAGGCTGGTGAACTCAGTGGTTGAGAGCAACTCGATGATCGACTCACGTTCATCTCGTTGACCCTTGAGGTGCGCCAGGATGTACTGCGAATCCTGGGCGCGAAGGTTCTCCGCGTTCATGCCCTGCCCTCCACCTGGTTGACGATGCTGGTGGCCAGGTCGCGGATACCCTGGTACACCTCGTACGGACGGGGGTGGCTCGGCTCCTGGTCGATCAACTCCTTGATCTGAGCGATCGCCTTGTAGATGGAGTCAGCGTTGTCCCTGATGCGCAGGGACTTGGCGATCTCGCGGGACTCCTCGATCTCTTCGATGAGGAACATCGAGCTGATCTCCCCAAGCTCAGCGGGATCGATGTCGTACTGGTTCATTGGTTGTCTCCTGAGGTGCGTGGAATGAACGCGCCCGTTATGCCCGACCTTGGCCGCGGTAGCGCGAAGGTTTGGTGGCACCAGGCAGACGACCCAGTGCCACCACCTTCCGGTTAGAACAGACCCTCTTCCTCATGGTCGGACTTCTTCGACGTGCGCTTCGGCTTAGCCTCAGCCACCGGCTGTTCCGGTTGAGCCACCGGAGCGTCAGCGGAGACGGTCTTCTCGAAGCGCTCGGAGAGAGCGTTAGCGAGAGCCTGCGCATCACCGTCGATGCGGAACTGTGCGAGCGCGGTCATCACCGCGATGCACGAGGAGATCTCTCGACGACCAGCACCAGCGGGACGCTTGCCGCCGAGGTAGTCGAGACGGCTCAGTTGAGCCGGAGTCGGAGCCATCATTGCGCGAGCGGTCTGCGCTGCGCTGATGAGGGCAGTCGCCTCACCGATGGTCAGCCCCTGCTTGGGGGCGATGCCGTATACGCCCAGCAGTTCGACTTGCTTGGCGGTTGCGGGGAGGGTGTTGCGGTTGACGACTACGTTGGTATCCATGAACGTCTCCTTTAGAGGTTGGGTTGGATGTTGAGAGAGGGAATCCCCCCTCGTAGAGGGGGAGGGATTCCCGTTAGTTACCGTTGGTGAGGGTGATGAGCGTTCCTGCCGCGATGGTGGCGGCACACCCAACAAGAGCCATCTCATGCCAGCCAACAACAGCTCCAAGGAACGCTGTTGGGATGGCGAACGCTGAGATGACGACTGCGATTGCTCGAGCGATGCGGGTTGCATTCATGCGTCCTCCCGCTTGAACCAGCCTTGGGTGAACAAGCCACCACCGCAAGGGATGAACTCCGGCGCATCGAGGCAGTACTCAGTCGGAGTGGTGAACCAGTCATCCGTCGCCCTGGCGAACTGGAGACGAAGGTTGCGAGCGGCATAAGCCACCGTGACGAGTTGCTGCGGGTTGTAGTACATGTGAGCCTCCAGAAAGAGAAACGCCCCCGAAGGGGCGGTTGGTTCAGAACGGGATGTCGTCGTCCTCATCCGCGGGAGGCGGAACGACTGGACCATCCTTGAACACCTCAGGAAACGCCTGCGTGAGTGCTGACAGGCTCCAAAGAGCGACTTCCCGAGCAGTCATCATTCGCTCCAGGTTCTCGCTATCAATGGCTTCGATGAGAAGATTGATGTCCCAGTAAGCGTGGAACACAGCCTCCTCACGAGTCGGAGGCGACTGCTCATCGTCCTGGTCCTCTGCACAGTTGTCGTAGGCAATCGGGTTGCCTTGGCTGTACATCGGGATGCGTGAGTCGGTGACTTCGTCAAGCCAGTCTTGGTGGTTCATGCGACCTCCTGTCAGATTGAAGAAAGCTTTGCGGAACAGAGGGTTAGGGGAAGGAATAACGACTTGCGCCCTCGAAGAGGGGGAAGCAAGTCGGTTCAGCAGAGCTGAAGAGATGAGAAACCTCCGCTAAGCCACTGATTGCGCTAGGGATTGAAGCCCGAAGGGGCGAGACGCGTCAGCGGCTCGATGCGCAGCACGAAAGCCCGACCCGAAGGGGAGCGCTATGACAAAACAACGGTTGCAGCAGCACAACGGCTGCACAGACCAGCTGCAGATGCAGTGTTTGCTGGGGGATCGACGGATTACTGATCCGCCAACCGTAGCAGGAGGGTGCATGGGTACCCCCAGGCGGACCCTACGCCGTAGGCAAGGGGGTGCTTTGGAACCAGCTATATCCCCTACCCACTCGGGAGTCTTCCTCCCATACCCCTCTGACGCGCTACAAGCGCCTCTGCTGCGTTCAAAGTGGTTGGGTGATACCTACCCCTCACCGGACCAAATGAATCGCTCTACGGGGGTCTTAGAGTCTCTTGTCCATTGTCATATAGCGGCGGTATGCTGGAGCCACGATGTACCCCAAGCGGTAGGTGGGGTTGTAACCGCCGCAGTGAGAGCTTGGCCTTTGTACGTTTCCACTGAGTGATCTCACCGATTGGCCGCCGTAAGCGGCCACTGTATATATATATATAAGTACTCTAAGTAGAGATAGAGATACTTATGTAGATAGAAGGTTTGTAGTTGTATAGAGTTGTTTGTATCTATATACCTGGGCCCCTTTATAGGGGGCCCAGTATAGATAGAGAGAAGTTCTTATCTATGAGTAAGTATCTATCTACATAGATAAGTACTTCTACTACTAGGTTACTTACTAGTAGTACTAGTAGATATATATATAAGGGGGCCGACATGTTGGAGATGGGATGTGAGCTGTTGGAGGGTGGAGCGTTGCATCTCACCTTCGACTCTGGGGAAGGCAACTATGCTGAGTTCAACTTCGACGATCTTGGCGATCTCGAAGGCTTCCTGATGGAAGTCCACGAGATGGCCATCTTGGGAGGATGAATGGGTGTGCGTAAGTACGCAGTGCCTACCAAGGTGCTGCGCAAGGAAGCAAAGAAGAAGGGCAAGCTTGGTGAAGCAGCGCGGTATGCACTTTACTTACGACAGACGAATCGAAGTTAGGGAACTATTTTTCAAACACATACTCTGAGTTCTCGACTCTGGTGTCACTGTCACTAGCGTTACTCCTCAGAGAAGTTCTTCAAGGGCCGAGAGATCGGCCCTCTTGTTTCCCTCGCCACACCTCTGCAGCCTCCCACTCTCCTGGCGCATGTGCTCCCAGGGCGAGGATCTACAGCAGCCCCCTCTGGCTCCCGACGACTAGGTTACGCCCCGTCGCGTAAAGAAATCGGGTATGAGGTCTTTCAAAGAGCACTACCTAGCTCGCCAGGGTGAGTAGCCCTGGTCCGACGCCGCCCAGATTCGGGTGGCGTCTCTTACACGAAACGGGAACGATGAGCTCGACCAGACTCGATGACCTGATCATCTTTCAGGCATCAGTGCTGCGCTTCAAGATCGATGGGATCGATCGGCCTGCTCTGGCAGGCGAGGTGCTGTCTAACCAGAAGCGTCTGAGCGACAACCCGCACATGTCCTTGTTCGAGGACACCGCCTTCGATCCCAAGCCTGACAGCGTTGGCGCTGCTCTCGTCAACGAGATCAACAGCATCGCCAAGGGATGGGGCATGGCGATCCACGAGATCTGGTCGCAGATCCATCACCCGCGGGAGAGCACCGGACTGCACAACCATGTGGGTCCGGTGAACGTGGGCTCGTTCGTCTACTACGTGTCAGTCCCTCAGGGAGCTGGCGACTTGATCTTCCAGTTCGAGAACGACTCGTACACGGCGATCAAGCCCGAAGAAGGAATGGCTTTGTTCTTTGCTCCATGGGCGAAGCACAAGGTCGCGAAGAACATGTCCAGCGAGATACGCATCAGCGTTGCTGGCAACCTAACCCAATTACAAAACTAGTCTTCCGGAGAACACGATGGCCGCAAGAAAGATGCGCCTCACTCACCAGGAAGATGTGCGCAAGAAGATCCAGTGCTCGCAGCTGATCAACCGCTTGATGTCGCACATCGGTGGTGAGGTCGAACTGTCCAGCACTCAAGTGCGAAGCATTGAGATCCTGCTCAACAAGTCCCTGCCCAACCTGTCCGACGTCAAGGTCGAGCACAGCGGTGATGGCATCACCTTCAACCTGAACCTGGGCGAAGAGCCCAAGACTGGGGATGAGTAATGGGCACCGTGCCTGACTGGGTTCGTGCGAACCACAAGAAGAACGGCTACGCCGATGGCGGCGAGATCGTTGCCGAGGAAAGCAAGCCGAGCAAGCTCGACCTGACCGTCAACGGTGGCGGCAGCGGCGACGGCATCAAGAACTTCGGCATGGGCGGTCGGGCTGCGCTTCGCAAGGAGCTCTCCGATGACTCAAGCGTGGAGCTTGGCGCAACTGGACACGCAGCTCGCTGGAGTACCAACGGCAAGAGCGGACGCGACTACGCCGTTGATGGCGTCGATGTGACCTACCGCAAGGGTGATACCTCCGTGAGCGTTGGTCGTGTGCTCAACAACACGAACCAAGACATGGGAACACCCAAGCCTGGCAACAAGGGCTGGACGTTCAATATCACCAAAGAGTTCGCCAATGGCGGCAAGGTCAAAGCAGAAGACTTTGTTGGCCTGGGCAAAGCCTACGACGAGCTCGAAGAAGACACCGAAGAAGAGTAAACAAGGCTAGGAAACGTTGAACATCAACTACTCCCCTCCTGGGCGAGTAGCGAAGAAGTTCCATGCATCGGATGCGTTTGTCCGTGGGCTGATGGGGCCTGTAGGTTCCGGCAAGTCTTCTACCTGTTGCGTAGAGGTTGTTGCCAGAGCCCTCAAGCAGCGTCCGCACAATGGAGTTCGTCGCTCTCGCTGGGCCATCATCCGGAACACCTATCCGGAGTTGAAGTCCACCACGATCAAGACCTGGGAGTCTTGGTTCCCGCACGAGGTCGCACCGATCCGCTGGGATACTCCGATCACCTCCAATATGGTGATCCAAGACATCGGTGACGGTACGTCTCTAGAGCTCGAGGTCCTTTTCCTCGCTCTCGATCGCCCGACTGAAACTGGCAAGCTGCGCTCACTTGAACTGACTGGCGCGTGGGTTAACGAAGCTTCGGAAATACCGAAGGAGATCTTCGACATGCTCACCCAGCGGGTCGGGCGCTTCCCATCGAAGATCAACGGTGGTCCCAGCTGGACCGGTGTCATCCTCGACACCAACCCGCCGGACGATGACCACTGGTACTACAAGTTCGCAGAAGAGGATCGCCCCAAGGAGTGGGAGTTCTTCCGCCAGCCTGGCGCTCTTACGAGGTTGATCGATGGCGAAGAGGTTCGCTATGAACCGAATCCGGACGCCGAGAACATCTTCAATCTGGAACTCGGGTACCAGTACTACCTTAACCAGGTGGCCGGTAAAGCCGACGATTGGATCAACATCTTCCTTCTCGGCAACTATGGCACGACGGCTGATGGCAAGCCGGTCTACCCAGAGTTCAAAGACAAGGTCCATACGGCGCCTGACTCGATCGAACCGATCAGGGGTCTGCCCATCATCCTGGGCTGGGACTTTGGGCTCACTCCTGCGTGCGTTGTGGCGCAGCTCACTGCGCGAGGACAGCTGATCGTTCTTCGAGAGTACGTCTCGGAGGACATGGGTATCCGCCAGTTCGCCAACGAGGTGGTCAAGCCTGCACTCATCAACGAGTTTGAGGGCTTCCCGCGGATCTCTGTTGGCGACCCAGCTGGCGCTATCCGCGCACAGACTGACGAGCGCACTTGCTTCCAAGAGCTGCTCGAAGCTGGCATCGCCACTGAGCCTGCGCCCAGCAACGACTTCATTCCCCGTCGTGAGTCTGTGGCGTTCTTCCTCACGAAGATGGCCGATGGCCAGCCTGGCTTCATTCTGGACCCCAGCTGCAAACAACTGCGGCGTGGCTTCAATGGTCGCTACCGCTACGAGCGGTTGAAGACCAGTGGACCGGCCAGGTACAGGGATCGTCCAATCAAGGACGACATGTCGCACATCCATGACGCGCTTCAGTACGCGTGCTTGAAGATCAGATCCGGAATCGCACCAGCAAAGGCTCGGTCGGTTGTCGGTCGCTCCGCAAAGGGTTGGACGTAAACAATGAGTGTTTATCAGGGACGTGTTCCGGTAGAGGTCGAAGTCGAGGCCCAAGAACCGGACGAGATCAGGAACGCAGAGCTTCTTGAGTCCCTGCTTGCGGGGCACGTGAACGACTGCTGGCAACGTGCCAAGTTTGCCAAGACCGACATCACCGAGCGTCTGCTTCGCTGCGAGCGTCAGCGCCGCGGTGAGTACGACCCTGACAAGGCGCTCGAGATCAAGGAGATGGGTGGCAGTGACATCTTTATGATGATCACTGACATCAAGTGTCGGGCCGCTGCATCGTGGGTCAAGGACGTGATGCTCAACCCGCAGAACCGTCCGTTCGACCTCGAGCCCTCGGAAGTGCCGATGATCCCTCCGGAGATCCGGATGTCGATCGTTGACATGGTCCGCATGGAAGCCGAGGAGTACGTTGCGCAAGGTGCGCAGCTTCACCCCGAAGCGTTCCGCACCCGCATGGAAGAGGTCCACGACAGGGTCCTCAACCAGCTGAAGGAAGAGGCCAAGGACTCGGCTCGCCGTATGGCGGACATCATCGAGGACCAGCTCAACCAAGGCAACTTCCCGCAGGCCCTCGCCGACTTCATCGACGACTTCGTTACCTACCCCACCGCGATCCTCAAGGGTCCCACTGTGCGCCGCAAGAAGCGCCTGATGTGGGGGCCGGAGTTCACTCCGGTGGTGGTCTCCGACTTCGTGCGTGAAGTCGAGCGCGTCTCGCCATACGACATCTATCCCTCGCCCAACTCCTGCGGCGTGGACGATGGCTACCTGATCCAGCGTCACCGCCTGAGCTCGCATTCGCTCGAGTCCTTCCTTGGCGTGCCTGGCTACTCGGATGACAACATCCAGAGCGCCCTGGATCACTACAGCCACACTGGCTACCGCTACCTCGAGTACGGCGACCAGCAGAAGGACAACCTCGAAGGCAAGTATCACAGCCGCCTGTACAACAACCAGGTCATCGAGGCGTTGGAGTTCTGGGGTCGAGTCGAAGGCTCGATGCTCAAGGACTTCATCAAAGACGTTGATGACTTCCGTACCTACGAAGTCAACGTATGGGTAGTCGGCAGCTACGTCATCAAGGCGATCATCAACCCCGATCCGCTGGGGCGTCGTCCTTACGACATCTGCTCGTGGGTGCCGATTCCTGGTGCCTTCTGGGGCAACGCCCTGCCCGAGATCATGCGCGATGTGCAGATCATGTGTAACGCAGCTGCTCGCAGCTTGGCGAACAACATGGCTATCGCGTCAGGTCCTCAGGTTGAAGCCACCATCGATCGACTGGCCGATGGCGAAGAGCTCACCTCGATGTACCCGTGGAAGATCTGGCAGACCACCTCCGACCGTACCGGTGGTGGCCAGCCTGGCATCCGCTTCTTCCAGCCGAACATGCAGGCCGCGGAGCTCATGGGGATCTACCAGACATTCCTCAAGCAAGCTGACGAAGTCACTGGTATTCCGAACTACGTGTACGGATCCAACGCTGTGGCTGGCGCGGGGCGCACCGCCTCCGGTCTGTCGATGCTGATGGACAACGCAGCCAAGGGCATCAAGCAGGCGATCAGCTTCATCGACAAGGTCGTCTCTGGCGTCGTTCAGCGGCTGTACACCCATAACATGATGTACAACCCCGACCCCTACATCAAAGGCGACTTCCGCATCGTCTCGAAGGGGACCATGGGTCTCATCGCCAAGGAGCAGTTGCAGATTCGTCGCAACGAGTTCCTGCAGGCCACGGCCAACCCTGTGGATCTGCAGATCGTTGGCGCAGAAGGCCGCGCTTATCTGTTGCGCGAGCTCGCCAAGGGATTGCAGATGGACACCGACAAGATCGTCCCCTCGCCGGAGATGGTCAAGTTCAAGGCGCAGCAAGTCATGGCAGCGCAGGCCGCGCAGGCCCCATCTCAGCCACCCGCTCCCACATCGCTTGATGCTGCGGGAAACCCAGCTGGCGGGGTTGACGCCAATCTAGTTCAGTAAGGAGATTCAAGTGAAGAAGGGTATGAAGAACTGCTACGCCGACGGCGGCAAGTACGAGTCGGCCAAGACCATGAAGGATGAGGTCAAGTTCATGAAGAAGGGTGGCGCTCCCAAGTCGCTCGTGAAGCACGAGATGGACGAGCACGCCAAGATGAAGAAGATGGCCAACGGCGGCAAGGTTGCCGCTGCCGATCGCAAGGCTGGCGCCTTGAAGGGCAAGCCGTTCATGCCCAAGAAGGGCTGATGCCATGAAGTTCGGAGACGATCGCTCGATCCTCGCTTGGATCAAGGAGCAGAAGGCCAGCAGAAGCGGCAAGCGTGCGGATGCTCCCAGTGAGAGCAGTCGTTCCCGTTCTGCTCCAGTCATGGGCAGCAACGCAAACATTCTTGATCAATCGACTCGTGCCGACGGCAGCTTCGATTCGAAGAAGTTCGCCAAGAACATGGACAACGCTTCCAAGGCGAAGAAGGCACGCGATGCTAAGTCCCCTCCCGCTTCTGAGCCGGTGAGCAACCCCAACCCTGCCTCTTCGCAGACCGCTGGCGTCAAGGGCTCTGTTGGTACGCAAAGCGGTCCGAGCGACCCTGAGACCGCGAACGACAGCACTCCCGCTCCTGCTGCGGAACCTGGCAAGAACATTCTTGAGTACCCGTCCCTGCAGGGCAAGGACAACCCGACAACGACCTATGGCTCTCCGGATCGCACCGGACTCTTCGGAGAGAAGATCTCGCAGGAGAACTGGGACAAGATGACCCAGGCCAATAAGGAAGCTGGCTTCTACAGCAAGTTCGCAGACGGTGGCCAGGTCAAGAAGGTCGCTGGCGGTCCCAAGAGCGTTAGTGGTGGGCCGCAACACTGCGAAGCCATGCGCTTCCACAAATGATTAGCAGACCATCAGAACGAGTCCTGTCCGCACTTGCCTCCCTCGAGGGGCATGCGGACTTTGATGTCGTCATGCAGTGGCTGCGTGAGTCACGAGAAGACCATGCGAGTAATGGGATGTACGCGAAGGACGAAGTCCTTGTGCGTTGGTCCCAAGGCGCATTCCAGGCTCTCGATGGATTCATCAGCACTGCAGAGTCGGCTCGCAAGAACTTGAGGAAGTGATTCCTCAGTAGCGTCGTTCGACGCACATACGACCTGGCGTAACCAGGAAACCGAGAACACCGCATCAGGACACATAGCAAAGACCCGACGGGGCTTGCGAACTGTCTGTCAGCGGCTCACGGAGATTCCATGTCTTTACCGAAAGCTGTTCGAGAGCAGGAAGCCCAGGCTAACGCTCTCTACGAAGAAGTCTACGCACAACCGCAGAACACAGAGTCGGAACCGAATCCTGAACTTGAAGCGCGGCCAGACCCCGAACCTGAAGTAGAGCCCAAGGGCCTACAGCCGGAACCTGCAGCGCAAGAAGTTCACGAAGAGGATCCTCAACCGGAACCCCAGTCTGAACCTGTCGGCTCCCATGACGAATGGGAACACCGCTACAAGGTACTCAGTGGCAAGTACAACTCTGAAGTCCCGCGTCTTGCCGCGGACAACCGCGAACTCAAGTCGATGCTCAAGCGGATGGAATCGGAGATTGAATCTCTGAAGAAGTCCCCCAAGCAGTCGCGTGATTCGCTGTTGAGCCAGGAAGAGATCGAAGAGTACGGAGAAGGGTTTATCGACGTGGTTCGTCGCGCCGCTCGTGAAGAGATCGCGCAGAAGGACCAGGAGATCGAAGACCTCAAGTCCCGTATCGAAGAGCTCTCCAGCAAGACCACCAAGACTGTCGAGATCGATTTCTACGAAGAGCTTGGTCGTGTGGTCCCCGAGTGGGTTGCCATCAACGACGACAAGAACTTCCACCGTTGGCTCGACGGGATTGATGAACTGACGGGTCGTCCGCGTCAGGCGCTCCTGAGTGAGGCCGAGGCGGATCGTGATGCGAAGCGTGTGGCGAACTTCTTCAACGCTTTCAAGAAGGCAAACAAAACGTGGGCGGCAACCGCAAACCAGTCGCTCGAATCGCAAGTTGTGCCTGAGCAAAGCGTTAAGCCCTCCTCGCCTCCGGCGAAGAGGATCTGGACCCGAGCTGAGATCAACAGCTTCTACGCCGACTATCGGCGTGGTGCGATCGACGACAAGCGAGCAGTTGCCCTTGAAGCAGACATTCAGGCGGCACTGATTGAAGGTCGTGTCCGATGACCTAAAGCAAGCCGCCATTTGACAAGAGGTAACTCAAATGGCTTACGCAGCAAAGACTAGCCCGACCGCTCTCCTGCCGTCGGGCACCAACTATCCGCAGTACTCGAGCTCCGGCAGCGCCGGTAAGTTCATCCCCGAGATCTGGTCGGGCAAGCTCCAAGTCAAGTTCTACAAGAGCACCGTTCTCGGTGAGATCACGAACAACGACTGGGAAGGCGAGATCAAGGGCCAAGGCGACAAGGTCTACATCCGCGGTATCCCGACCATCACGGTTCGTGACTACCAGAAGGGCCAGTCGCTCACCAACGAAGCTCCGACCAGCACCCCGCTGGAACTGAACATCGACAAGGGCAAGTACTTCGCCGTCGTTCTCGACGACGTTGACGCTGTCCAAGCCGATGTGAAGATGATGGACGTCTTCACCAACGACGCTGCCCAGCAAATGAAGATCGCTATCGACAGCGATGTTCTGAACGGTGTCTTTGCCGATGCTCATGCATCGAACAAGGGCGCTACCGCTGGTCTGATCTCCGGCAACCTGAACCTGGGTGCTGCCAACGCTCCGCTCGTGATCACCAAGGATGGTGCTTCGTCCACCACCGCAGTGCTCGACGCGATCCTCCGCGCTGGCCAGGCTCTGGACGAGCAGAACGTTCCGGAAGAAGGTCGTTGGATGGTGATTCCGGCTTGGATGAACGCGCTGATCAAGAACAGCGACCTGAAGCAAGCCTACCTCACCGGCGATGACACCTCGCCGCTGCGCAACGGCAAGATCGGCATGATCGATCGCTTCACCGTGTACGTCAGCAACAACCTGACCTCGGTCCTCGACCTGGGCTCGGGCAACGCTGTTGGCGGTACCGGCGCTGCTGCTGACCGCAACTCGTGGCACGTTCTCGCTGGCACCCGCGATGCGATCTCGTTCGCTTCGCAGATGACCAACGTCGAGACGATCCGCTCGGAGCTGACCTTCGGCAACATCGTTCGCGGTCTGAACGTGTACGGCTACAAGGTCACCAAGCCGGAAGCTCTGGTTGACCTCTACGTCGCCCAGGGTTGATCTGAGTAGTTAGATTGAGGGGGACTTCGGTCCCCCTCTTTCATTCCTAGAGGAAACCAATGAGAAAGCTTCTTCGCCAGAAAGGTTCTGGCCATCTTTATGTCTGGTCCCCGCAGCTTGCTGCGCGTGATGACATGGAAGAAGTGGAAGTGCAGCAACCGACCGCTAAGGTCGAAGAACAACCCGAACCAGTAGAGCAGGCGCAAGAGCCTGAAGCCCACAAGCTTGCCCAGAAGTTGTTCAAGCGCAAGCGCGGTGGCGGCATGCAGGACGACGTCGGCGCTACTGACGAACTTTCCATCAAGCTCAACTAATGGCTTACACCAAACCTCAACTGCGCGAACGGCTCAAGGACAAGATCCTCGCCGGTTCCAAGGGCGGCAAGCCTGGTCAGTGGTCGGCCCGTAAGGCGCAGCTCCTAGCTCAAGAGTATGAGGATGCTGGTGGTGGCTACAAGGGTGGCAAGACGGAGTCCCAGCAATCCCTGTCCAAGTGGACGGATGAGAAGTGGGGCACGAAGTCTGGCAAGCCATCCACCCAGGGGCCTGGCGCTACTGGCGAGCGCTACCTGCCAGAGAAGGCAAGGAAGGCGCTGTCTCCTGCGGAGTACGCAGCCACCACGAAAGCCAAGCGTGAAGGCACAGCCAAGGGCAAGCAGTTCGTTGCACAGCCTAAGGAGATTGCCAAGAAGACCTCGAGGTATCGATGAAAGCAAAGGACGTCAAGAAGGAAGGCGGAAAGCTTCAGTACCGCGGTCATGAGTTCCCAGGCTTCAACAAGCCGGTGAATGCTCCCGCAGGAGACAAGCACAAGAAGATGGTTCTCGCCAAGAAGGGCGATGACGTCAAGCTGGTCAAGTACGGCCTGCGAGGCTACGAAGACTTTACGCAGCACAAGGATCCCAAGCGTCGTGAGAACTACCTCAAACGCTCGGGCGGTATCAAAGACAAGAGCGGCAACCTCACTAAAGACGATGTGTTCAGCGCCAATCATTGGGCGCGTAAAGACCTCTGGTAGGAGCAATCATGGCACTCACTGCAGCAGACATCCTTCAACGCGCAAGCGACATCATTCAAGACCAAACGAATGTTCGCTGGCCGACTTCCGAGCTTCTTCGCTACCTGAACGACGGTCGTCGTGAGGTTGCCATCTCTCGCCCGGACCTCTACGCCACGACAGCTGTTGTCACTTTGGCCAACGGAACTAAGCAAGATCTACCAACTGACGGCTCGCGCTTTCTGGATGCCATTCGCAACATGAGTGGGACGTCTCCGAGCTTCATCGCTGGCCGCGCCGTGCGTGTTGTTGAGCGCGAGATTCTCGACGCTCAGAAGCCTGACTGGCACACAGAGACTGGCTCTTCCGTCGTTCAGCACTACATGTTCGATGAGCGCA